CGCCGTAAATGGTTAGCCAGTTTTCTGGTCTGAGTGGGGTGACGTTGTTGTCTGCTGCCCAAAGTGCGCGAGAGCCGGTGCAATTTGCCCAGCTTCAGGTGCTATCTGGTCAGTCATAAACCACATGGTGTACTTCGTGAAACGAGGGTGTTGGAGGATTTTCATGATGGATTCCACACCTGCATTTTTTGAACGACTCTCATAGCTCGAAAGTGAGCTATAAGGCACTCCGGTTAAGTCGCTGACTTCTCTACGGTTTAGCCTTTCTGACTCCCGCATGAGCTTAAGCTTCTCAGAAACGTCTATTGACATAATTACTCCCATTGCGTAATTTCATGTTCATCGTAGTTTATATTTTGCATTCGTAGTCTCACTAAAGGCAATTATAAGCCATTAAGAGCAATTAAAACGCTAACGGAGAAGTGTACCAGATGAAGAAGTCATTAGAGAGCACGACTGATGCAGTTCCATATCAGGAATTTGCACGTCTGATCGGTAAAAGCCCTGCAGCTGTTAAAGGGATGATTGAGAAGGGTAAATTGCCAGTTGTAGAAATGACCGATCCACAGTCTGCAACTGGCAGAGCTGGAGAGTATTGGGTTTATCTTCCCGCATGGAACAACGGCATGAAGATGGCTTATGAGAGCCGCCCTAAAGAGATTCGCGATGGTTGCCCCCTCGCCACCAACTCCTTTCTCGAAGCACACCGACGATACCTTCGTCGGTGCTTACCCATGGAATGCTCCACGCTCTGCAATTGGCCGTGATAGACCCCTTAACCAGCTCAAGGCTCAGCGTATGCGTTGGCGCGAGGCGCTGCTCATTGCTGCCGGTGAGGTCAATAAAGACCGTTCACCCTACGCAAGCAAAATGGCGATCCGTGATGTTCACGCGCGCCGCCTGGCTAATCTCGAATATCTGAAATCCTGCGAGCTGGAAAACAAAGTTACCGGCGAACGTATCGACCTCATCAGTAAGGTCATGGGGAGTATCTCAAACCCTGAAATACGCCGTATGGAGCTGATGAATACTGTCGCCGGTGTTGAGCGCTACGCGGCCAGTGTGGGTGATGTGGGGATGTTCATCACGCTGACCACGCCGTCGAAGTATCACCCGACGCGTCAGGTTGGCAAGGGCGAAAACAAAACGGTACAGCTCAATCACGGCTGGAACGAAACCGCATTCACCCCCAAAGACGGCCAGCGCTATCTCTGCCGAATCTGGAGCCTGATACGCACCGCTTTCAAAGATAAAGATTTAGAAGTTTACGGGATGCGCGTTGTCGAACCGCACCACGACGGCACGCCACACTGGCACATGATGCTGTTTTGCAAACCCGATCAGCGTAAAGCCATTAACGAAATTATGCGTCGTTACGCCCTTAAAGAGGACGGACACGAAAAGGGTGCGGCAAAACAGCGCTTTGAGTCACGTCAACTTAATCAGGGTGGTGCGGCGGGTTATATCGCTAAATACATTGCCAAAAATATCGACGGCTATGCACTCGACGGCCAGCTCGATCACGACACCGGCAAGCCTCTGAAAGATACGGCTGCGGCTGTAACCGCTTGGGCGTCTACATGGCGCATCCCTCAATTTAAACCGATTGGCCTCCCGACGATGGGCGCTTACCGCGAGCTCCGCAAACTGCCACGCGGGGTGAGTATTGCCTGCGAGTTTGACGACAGGGTCGAGGCTGCGCGAGCGGCTGCAGATGAAGGTGAGTTTGACCTGTATATCATCGCGCAGGGCGGGGCAAATATGCCGCGTGATGCTCAGGCCGTCAGGGTAGCCCGTAAGGTGACAGATGAGGTCAACGCGTATGAGGAAGATATCGAGAAGGTGGTCGGGATTTATGCCCCTCACCTCGGGGCTCACCGTGTCCATGTAACCCGTACAGCCGAATGGCGCATCGTTCCAAAGGTTTTAGCCGTTGAGCCTTTGACCTTAAAAAGCGGCTCTGCCGCGCCTCGGAGTCCTGTCAATAACTGTGGAAAGCTCACCGCCGGTGGCGATTCAGTTATGACCCCTACACCGTCTGAGCAAGCCGCAGCGGTGTTAAATCTGATTGAGCGCGGGGTTATCGGCTGGAATGAGCCAGACGTCGTGAAAGTGCTTAACGGCGCGTTAAAAGCTGGCGCACCTCGCAAAAATCGCCAGCAAAGAAGCAATGCGCCTCTTAAAACGAGCAAACAAGCGCCATCAGCCAGGATGACGAAGCCCGAAAGAGATCGCGTCGCAAAAATTCGTTTCGATTTGGCTCAGGAGGGCATTACCCCGGAACGGTGGGAACTCGACGCGCTGGCACGTGGGGCGACGGTCATTTATGGCGATCAAAAATTCAAATATCCGGTTGCTGATGGGTGGCCGGGGGATTCAACTCAAATGGAGTGGGCTTTATGAAAGATTATTTGATTCAAACAGAGGTTTATTGGTGCTCATTTAGTCGCTGAGTCAATTAAATCAAAGTCAGGAAAAGTAGATTGAAGCAAAAACGTCCATTATGATGGCCTCAAGGTTAGCTCAAAAGGAAATCATGACAATGAGTGTTGGATTAATTACAGACGAGCCAGGACGTTTTTACACCTTCCAGTCAACATTGCCAGCTGGTGAATATTTCGAATTTCGCCCCCGCAACCCTCCACTGAACTCAAAACCCATCGTTGATGACGAAAGCGGGATGTGTATTGGTTATTCTGTCGCTCAGGCTCCCGGTTTATGGCAGATTTATGATGCCGATGGCGTGTTTGTCAGACTGGAAGAGGCTCCGTTAGAAGCGCCTCTTATTGACCCTACAGACCTCGCTCTAATCGCCTTTGGTGCATTTCGCCTTTTCCGGGCTGGTAAAGCGTTACTTGAGAGTGGTGTCAAAACGGCTGTAACCGTGAAACTGAGTCAGGCCACTATCAGTACCTTGCGTGGCCGCCTTAAAATGGGCTTATCAGCTCGCGCGCTCAGGATGAGTGAGTCATCGGCAAAACATATGCTAACCCCCGGTCGCTATGTGCCTTTACAGATTCAGGAAAAGGCCATTCGTTATGGTACCAGAACGGCAGACCCACTGAAAAAACCAGGACTTTTCCGGTACGAAGCTCGTATGTATAAGCTTGTGGAAGACAGGCAAAATAAAGGCGCTTATATTTACAAGTCATACCGTCTTGAGGTTTTGGTCAGGGAAGCTGACTGGACTATCATGCATTTTCAGTACATGCCGTGAAGGGGGGATCATGATAGATATCACAAGTGGTAACAGACGCCTTAAATTAACGCCTTATGAAAGGCTGACTGAGCCCGAGGAGCCTGCCTATAGCCGTATTATGGTATGGGTTGAATTCTCTATCCCTGCCTTAAAAACTGAGTTTGCTGCAGAGTTTTTTGTCGGTCAGTTAGAGCAATTCAGGAATGATACACGTGCTTTCCATCAGGCCTTAACGACAGGGATGAAATTTAAGGATATTAATTTAACCTCGGCATTCGAGCAGGTTGTGCTTAATTTTCATCAGGCACATTTTGCCGGGGCTGTTGGCGTCAGCATGGTACTGAAGCCTGAAAACCATGCTGACAGTATTACGCTTGAGGATTCCTTCGATATTGATGAAAGTTATTTTCCCGACCTGCTCTCAGGTCTGGACGACATCATTTCATGGCAAAACTGATAATTGAGTTAAGCTACAAGACCGGCATTCAAAAAGCCGGTTTTTTTATGCCATTTATCCGCGTTTTTTACGTTTTAGAGCTGTGCATGCATCAGGTGCATTAGTTTGCATTCGTTTTTTATGTCAGGTTTTGCCAGCCTGCGCCAGTGCTGGCGCGGCTCGGGGTTCCTGATGCACCTGCATTAAAAGCGCCCCCTTAAGCGCGCAGGCGAGGCGGGGATAGCACTGCGCGCCAGACGTGGTGACGGGATTTATTTTACGCGTCTGTGCGCGTCGTGGTGGCGTGCTGTGAAGTGTGGTTGGTTTGGCGGGTGCGTGTGGGGTTGCGTAGCGTGTGCGCCGTCTGGTGCGTTCTGTGATAGTGCCGCCCGGAGGCGGCATTTTGGGCGTGGTTACTCGGTGTCGATGCTGTAATCTTTAAAGCGGATCACTTCCATCCCTAACCAGTCGTTTATCTCTTTGAAGCGCTCCTGCAGCGGTGTCAGCTCGTTACGCACAAACACACGCGCCACCTTCTCGATATCCCCCATTGATCCGATATTCTCAGGCTTGCCCCCCATCAGCTGGAATGGCACGCGGTGCGCATCGAGTAGGTCGGCGGCACTGACTTTCTTGATGTTAAAAAAATCATCCTTTGTGGCGACTTCACTCAGCGGCACGATCTTAATGCCATCCGGTTTCCCGTTCGGGGCATAGAAAAACAGGTTTTTAAAATTACCGAGACCTTTCGAGTCACGCATCGCGGAGCGCAGCGATTCAACGTCGGTGCTGCTCTGTGCGGCATCGGTCACGTACATGATGTACCCCGCGTGTGCGCCGTTCTGGTAATACTTCCGACGAAACAGCGTGGCGGATTCATTCAGCCAGGCGGAATTGAGCGCGCTCAGGTATTCCGGCATCCCGTAGAGCTCCTGATTGATATCGGGCTCAAGCAAATGGCACACCGAGCCGGGGGCGAACTGGTGTGGGTGGGTATAGCTCGACACGTACCAGTAAACATCCTCTTCGACGCCACGGCGGGTATATTTGGCCGGTGAGGTTTCCAGTTTAAAAAGCTGGCCGGTTACGCTCATGCGCTTTTCAAGATAGCCGTTGGCAAAGACCAGATAATCGAGCACAAGGCGGCTGAAGTCCTGCCGTGACAACAACGGGTGTGGGATAAAGGTGCTCGTCAGGATGTTGCGCTTAACGTAAATAGGGGAGCTGTGGTGTACGGCAGCGCGCAGGCTTTTCGCCAGCCCCGAGAAATTGACCGGTGGCTCGTACCATTTGCCGTTATTGATGCACTCGACGTAGTCGAGAATATCGCGGCGATCCAGTACGGGGGACGGCTCACCAAAGGTGAACGCCTCCATTTTCTGCGGTGCGCTGGCGGTCATGGCCGCTGTTTTATGTTGCTTACGCTTACTCATGCTTTCACCTCGCCCTTTGCAACAGCTAAAGACCAGTCGCAGCCAAACTTCATGCGATAGTCATCATCACTGTATTCGCGTTTAACCTCTTCGGGAGAAAACAGATCGCACCCCTGCTGGCATGCCGCATCCAGTGTGACCGACTGCCGCCAGACGCCATCTGTGCAAAATACGCTGTCGCCGGTACTGATTAACGGTACCGGGCGGCGCTTGCGGAATGAGCTGTTCCACACCCGGAAAGCGTCATAATTATCAGAGGGCGAGGTGAACATTGTCAGGCTGTAGCGTTTATGGCAGGCGATAGCTGACGCTACTTTCGCCGCTCTCAGGGGGTTATTGAACCACCCGAACTCATCAAGATAGACGTTACCTGCCAGCGCGCCGCAATGGGATTCCTCGCCGACAAAGCTGATAACCGCGCCGTCGTCGAGCTGCAGGCTGTAGCCGTTGCTCACCAGACGGACGCCAGCGCGTGCCGAAAGGTTTTTCATGTACATCAGCGCCACGCGTGCATGCTCAACCGTGTGACCAAACCAGATTTGATCCTCGCCAGTTGTCAGCGCATTGAGCAGTGCCTCACGGCTAAAGAGGTACGTTGCGCCAATCTGACGCGATTTGGTGATGCTGCGGTCGATATTAAGTTTCCCGACACGTAACCATGCAGCCTGATAGTCAAAACTTTCATTTTGCAGAATGTCGGTCATTGTCTGAATCTGACTTTGTGAGAACTGATTATTTTTCATTAGTTAATATCCAGAATTGATGTGGAATGCATACCGCTACCGGCGGAAAGTGGTTCGTTTAACAGGGCGTGCATGGTTGACCTGATTGCCCCGGTTAAGGCAACGCAGGAAACCCTCGACCGCTGCAAAAATGTTGGCGTGGCTTTCGGTCAGGCACTGGCTGATGCGCTGATGGCTCCCGTCAAACTCTTTAACTTCCTCGGCGGAAAGGTTGACTGGTTGCTGGAAAAGCTCGGGGTTATCAAAAAAGAGTCGGGCGATCTCGACCAGACTACCGAAAAAGCGAATACCGCTACCGACACGCAAAACGGGTCTTATATTCCGGCAACCTCTGCATATGGTGGTTATCAGGCTTATCAGCCGGTGACTGCGCCTGCAGGCCGGTCTTACATTGACCAGAGCAAGCGGGAATACAACATCAATCTGCCGGGCGGGGTTGTGCCGGGAACCGACCTGGACCGTCAGCTACGTGATGCTGTCGAGAAACTCGACCGGGAAGAGAGGGCGCGCCAGCGCTCAAGTATGCGCCACGACGGATGAGGGTTAAAGCATGTTAATGGTACTGGGTTTATTTGTATTTGAGCGCCGCACCCTGCCGTATCAGTCTATGCAGTATTCGAAGGATTACCGCTGGGTGTCAAACGACCGGGTCGGTAAACCTCCGGCTTATCAGTATCTCGGCGAAGGGGAAACCACACGCACGCTGTCGGGCGTGCTCTATCCAGAAATCACCGGCGGTCGCCTGTCGCTGACCGCCATTGAGCTGATGGCGGATGAGGGCAGGGCGTGGCCGCTGATTGACGGCACGGGCATCATTCAGGGTATGTATATCATCGACAAGGTGACACACACGCACACGGAATTATTCAGCGACGGTGCAGCCAGAAAGATTGAATTTAGCCTGTCCCTGAAACGGGTCGACAAATCACTCTCAGCCATTTACGGCGATCTGAAAACGCAGGCTGACAATCTGGTGACGTCTGCCGGTAACTGGCTGGGAGGTCTGGCGCAATGATTACGGGGATGAATATTCAGGCCGGTGGGAAAATTGCACCTGCGTTTATGCTCACGCGCGATGGTACGGATGTTTCGCCGAACTTCAGCAACAGGCTCATCGGGCTGACCATGACCGACAACCGGGGATTTGAAGCTGACCAGCTCGATATTGAGCTTGATGACACTGACGGCCTTGTCGAGCTGCCGCCACGTGGTGCAACGCTGACGCTGTGGTTAGGCTGGCAAGGCGGCGCGCTTCTGAACAAAGGCAGTTTCACGGTCGATGAAGTCGAGCACCGGGGCGCGCCTGATACGCTGACCATCCGGGGGCGCAGCGCTGATTTTCGCGGGACGCTGAACTCACGCCGGGAGCAGTCATGGCACGACACCATGCTCGGGGTCATTGTTGAAACCATCGCGGCGCGCAACAAGCTGACGGCCAGCGTGGCCGACACGCTGAAAGCGATCCCCGCGCCTCACATTGACCAGATGCAGGAATCAGACGCGGTGTTTCTGTCCCGTCTGGCTGATCGTAACGGTGCTTCGGTTTCGGTGAAAGCGGGTAAGTTATTATTTCTGAAAGCCGGTAGTGGAAAGACGGCCAGCGGCAAACCCATTCCGCAGATGACTATTGAGCGCGGGGACGGAGACCGGCATCATTTTGCGATTGCTGACCGGGAGGCATACACCGGCGTGACGGCAAAATGGCTGCACACCAAAGACCCGAAACCGCAAAAGCAAAAGGTGAAGCTCAAGCGCAAACCCAAAGAGCAACACCTGCGCGCGCTGCAGCACCCGAAAGCGACTAAAACCTCAACACAGGCCAAAGCGAAAAAGGAGCAGGAAGCACGCGAGGGCGAATATATGGCCGGTGAGGCTGACAACGTGCTGGAGCTGACAACCATCTACGCGACAAAGGCGCAGGCCATGCGCGCCGCTCAGGCGAAGTGGGACAAGCTTCAGCGTGGTGTTGCGGAGTTTTCCATCTCGCTTGCCATTGGACGTGCAGATTTATTTCCTGAAACGCCGGTGGTGGTGAAAGGCTTTAAGCGCGTTATAGACGAGCAGGCGTGGATAATCAGCCGGGTGGTGCATAACCTCAACGGGAACGGCTACACGACGGGCTTAGAGCTTGAGGTTAAGGTTTCTGATGTGGAGTACGAAAGCGAAGAGATAATACAGTAGTTTTTGATTATCTATTTGATGTGTAGGTATTAAATGTTAATATTGACGTGTCAAAACGTTCTGAGGTTCTCGCCATGTTCCACTGCCCAAAATGCCATTACGCTGCCCACGCTCGCACAAGTCGCTATTTTTCTGACACGACAAAAGAGCGCTATCATCAGTGCACTAACATCAACTGTAGTTGTACTTTTGTCACCACTGAGACGGTCGAGCGCTTTATCGTTTCGCCAGGTGAAGTAGTCCCAGCGCCGCCGCACCCGACAACGTCAGGCCAGCAGCAGATCCATTGGATGTGACGATGACCGTCAATAATGGCGGTCTTACATCTGATATTTTGCATCACCTGAACATTTCAGTTTTTATGAACTGGTTTTAAAAATCTATATGCTCTGTATTATTTTAATTAATAGGTTATAGAAAAGGTGCCTAGGGGGGTATCATGCTTTTCGAGTTAACGATATTTCATGTCACACTAACTACTTGAAATTAAATGATTGTTAAGTAAGGATTCTGATTTTAAACTAGTAGCACTAGCCTAATCCGTTTATGATCGCTGACATATTGTAATTCACAGTCTCGGCACGCAATGAGTCTAACCAACATGCATCCTTTGTATAAGTATTTAATTTCTGGTACGGTTTGTATATTGCTTCTCTTTTCATTGATATATTTTCTCGAGCCCACGTTTTTCTCTAACATCACATCTTTTACAACGCAAGTTATTGGAGTTGCCAGTGCTGTCGGGACAATTATTGCAGCCTGGGCGACCTGGCAGGCTGCAAAAGAAGCAGCAAAAAGTGCAGATATTGCTAGGAAGTCTATGGAGGCGTCAGAGCTTTCAGCAAAGGCCACTCTGAAAGAAACTCAGGATTTTAATCGCAGAAGTAGTTTTGAAAACCGTTTTGCATTACTTCTTGCACAGCATGATCACTATCATCACCAGGTATGTGATTATATTGATATGGGAAGAAATAATGTTGTAAATAAAGATGATGATGCTTTCAATTATAAAGTTCGAAAAGAAGTGGTTGAGTTCTTTAAGACTGATTATTTCGCAGAAAGCCTTCAACCGTGTCTGGACTTTCTTACAGGGCACGAAATAATAAGTCGATACATGCGAACTCTTTATCACCTTCTTAAGTTTGTACATAATGAGTTTTATTTTAAAGGTGGTGAATTGGAATGCCTTGAGAGAATGAAGGGTTATACATCGCCAATTCGTTCTTCTATCCGAAATGACGTTCTGTGTATGATTGCTGTAAACGCATTGAATGTAGATAAAGACAATGCAAAAAACTCTGGTTATCCTCGCTACCAGAGGTTGTTACATTTGTTTGATTTTTTTGAACACGCTGTATTTTTCTCTCCATTTGAACCGAATATTTTTGGTGATGATGATTTCGAAAAGAAAGTACAAGATTTGATTGTAGATAAGAAATCGAAATATATTCATAACATTGTGAATGTAAACAATAAAGTTAAAATATTTAAAGAGCCTGATTTACGTTTCTTTTCTCCAGTTATTATTTGTCTTTTGACTTATGACAATCCGATGAAGACGACTACTGAGATTGCGCTGTCTAATCTTTATGGGAGGGTCTCTAATACATTTGGAAGACAAGTTAGTGAGTTTATTAACTTATATACTAAGTCAGTAACTATTATTAATGATATTAGGGAATGGAATTATCAGGAAAGTACTGATGGCGATATATTAAATGTCACGCCTGAAATTATAGCTCAATTCCGAATGGATTCGGAAGGAAAAAGACGAAAACCTTTCAAAGATTACAGGTTTATTGCGCCTGAATATTTGAATTTAAGTGACAAGTACCTTGATGGTGAATCTTTGCATTACCATTTTGAAATGGTTTTACGTTATGAATCCTTGTACAAGGAGTATCAAGAGTGTGGTGATATAGACAGATTTATTGAGTCTAGAACGCAGGGGTATAAGGCCCATCTTAAAGATTTTTATTCGCAGATAAAGATATATTGCACATTATGAATTGAGATGCTGATTATTCCGGGTTAAGTGTGTTTTAACGTATTGCAGTAATAGTTAGCATAAGTGAAAGTTTTTAAATTCTAAAAGAATGAAGCCCGCAAAGCGGGGCTTCTTGTATCGATGTGGTCAATATGTGGACATGACCTGAAATAAATCCTTTTATTTCATTATGTTGAAACGTTTCAAAAAGCTCCTGAGGGAGCCTTTTTTACATCAGAACACTTTCTTGTACGGTCGAACCGTGACCTTTTCGTACACACCGGCCGCAATGTACGGGTCGGCGTC